CTTCTCCCGACGAACTCATCAAGAGCCTTGGAGTTAACGGCATGACACCCGACGAGGTCATGGCCAGCCTTCAGGAGAAGCAAGCCGATGGCTGAATTGATGAGCGTCAACGAAGCAGTCCGACCAGGACGTGGACATGACGATCAGTAATTATCTGTGCAAATTATAGACAAATTATAGATATAAATATGCCTGTATCTCAACGATCATTGCAAAACCTGATACTTTGGCAAAAGGGCCAATCGGGTAACTCTCAACGAAACGGCGGCCGCAAGAAAGGAATCGTCACGCTCATCAAGGAAGCCTTGGAGAAGGATGAGATCGGCGGCGTGAAAACCCCCGATGGCCGCACGATCAAAGAGCATTACGCCGAGGCCATCATTGGGCACGGGATGAAGGGAAACGCGGCCTACATGAATCAGGTAATGGATCGGCTCGAAGGGAAGGTGGGGGTAGATCTCAACGAATCCAGCAACAAGCCAGTCGTCTATGTCGAACGGGCAAACAACCCACGCGACCGCAAGCCAGCCGTGGAGACTGAGTCCGCACCCAAAGCAGTGGGATCTGATTGACTGTGCGGCGGACATTGCAATTTATGGCGGAGCCGCAGGGGGCGGGAAGAGTTTTGCTCTCTTGGCGGAGCCGATTTGTCGCGGGCTTCATGAGGTCAAAGGTTTCTATGCGGTCATCTTCCGCCGAACGAGCAAACAGGTTACAGAGCCAGGGGCATTGTGGGATCAAGCCGGCAAGATCTACCCCCATGTCGGCGGCACGGCTCACGTTGGCTCGTTGGAATACCGATTCGCGTCGGGAGCAAGAATCGCGTTCCGGCATATTCAGCATGAGGAAGACAAGCACAACTATGCCGGTAGCGAGATCTGTTATCTTGGATTCGACGAACTTTACCTATTCACCGAAAGCCAGTTCACGTTTTTACTCTCAAGGAATCGCTCTGTTTGCGGAGTCGCTCCCTACGTTCGAGCGACAAGTAATCCTCACCCCGGCTGGCTCCGAACCTTCATTGCCCCTTGGGTCGACGACGAATTCCAAGGCGAGCGGGCAGCCTCTGGGGAGATCCGTCACCAGGTCAGGATCAAGGGCAAGATTCAGTGGGTTCCCAAAGGCACCCCGCAAGCCAAGTCCGTCACGTTCATGCCGGCCAAACTCAAGGATAACCCTACCCTTATCGAGGGCGATCCAACCTACGAGGCTACGCTCCACTCCCTCTTGCCGATCGAACAAGAGCGGCTCTTGCACGGCAACTGGGCAACGCTCTCCGAGGGGCTTGTTTACCCGGAAGCCCTGGACCCTGCGTATGGATGCCTGGTTGAATCCGAAGGACTACGGGGCGGAGTTCCGGATGAAGGCGGGATGGACTTCGGCCTTACCGCGCCATTCGTCGCACTTTGGGGATACACGGACTACGATGACGTCATGTGGTTCACGGGGGAGCGGCATGTTCGCGGGGTTACGATCCCGGAACACTCCAAGCGGCTCCCGGATTGCGACGCCAGCGGCAACGTGTCGGGAGCCATCGAATGGCACGCCGATCCGGCCGGAGCCCAAGAAATCGCTCAACTCCGAGCGCTCGGCCATGACGTCAAACCCTGTGTCCACGTTCCAACTCGCGGAGCAACCGGAGAGACCAAATCGCCCAAGCGAAGCGGTATCGACGTGGTTCGCCACCGAATGCGAACGGGTCGACTTAGGATCGTCAGGACGGCTTGTCCAAACCTCGTCCGCGAACTCGGAATGTATATCAACGATCCGGACAAGCCAGACTCGGAGGAGCCGCTCAAAGAGCATGACCACGCTCCTGACGCAATGCGTTACCGATGCGTCGGCCATGATCGCCGATCTTACGGCGAGCCCTACATTCCTCCTGAATCAGACGAAGCCAAGAAGGCAAGAGAGACTAAGGAAGCCTCCGACAAGCTAGCCGACATCGCTCGCAAGAAAGCTCTCGACGAATCCCGCGAGCGATCGATTTTTGACGATGAGAGGTGGGGGAGATAGATGACGGATCGCGAGGCGAAGAGACACGGCGGAACTAAATTGACATGACCCTCATTGCCATCTTCCTCGGAATGTCGCTATCGGCATGGGTCGTGCTTTGGTTGGTGGATCGGGCCAAGGAGCGGAGGCCATTGATTCAGGGAAGACCATTAGCGGAATGCAATCTCGCGAACCTCGAAGCGTTGCAGCAATACGGCTCCAAGCCATCGGTGCCGAGTTTCCAAAACGTGAAGCTCAAGGACTTCCCGATCGGCCCTGATCTTGTTTCCGGCACGGCTTGCGTTGGCGAAGGCGGCAAGATCGTCTCGCACAAGACGATTAACGAAGTTGCACGTGAGATGGAATCCGAGGGGTACTCATGGCGAAACCGGGAGCCGATTCTATGACCGACCATCCTCCGATCCAATCCAAGCCCGAGCCGCTCGCTCCACCATCCTGGCGCGACGACCCAAACCACGCTCAACCCGCCAAGGCAATCCTTCGAGCGTCGAGCGGGGAACTCGCCAGCGAACTCCAAGCTCGCGGTTGGGGCGTGGACAATAGCGTCAAGCGGTCGCCGGGGCCAACGGGCACGCTCCACGGCCTCCCATCGGTCGCCATCGCCCAAACGCTCGAAAAGCGGCTCGGGCGGCAGGTTGTCACGTATACGGCGGAGGCCAAATGACCCAAGCAACTTGCACGCACTCCAGAGCCTACCGCAACGAAACGCTCCTGGAGGATGAGGGCGAGGTCGTCTGGCTCTGCCCGGATTGCCGTGGAGCACGGCTCGACAAGACAGATACGTGGATTCCAGCCCAGTACGGCATGGCGGACTATTTGCGAACACTGGTGATGCCAGCGCGGAATGCGAGCATGAGTCGGGACGAGATGGCACGGACGTCGAGATCGTCCGATCCTCGCTGGAATACGGAACTGCTCTGATTGTGGGCTTCCTCGCACGCCTATATGATGATCAAGCCAAGCGGTTTCCCGGAACGAATGGCAAGCCGACTGGCAACGGGCGAATGCCTCAGTCGTTCAATGGACCGCAACCGCCCGGTAGGTTCTCGTTCGGAACACCGACTCAGGGCGGTCCACAATATTCAGATGCGTTTAAATCAAAACCATCTCCATCCCTAACACAGCTCGTTGAGAATTATGCGGCGATTATCTACAGCATGGTTGCAAGGAATCGAGACGCGGTCAGCAGGCTCCCTCTCCGCCTCATGGCGGACGGCTCAAGAGTCCAAGGCGGCCCCCCTGGCCGCGCATGTGATCCGATCAAGGTTAGCCGTCGCATTGGCGAGCGACTTGCAAAAGCCGGCTCCATCTCTTCGGCTGCAATCGATCAGGTTTACGAGATCCGGAATCACCCGCTCCTCGAGGTCATCAAGAAGCCGGACCCCTACGGGAGTTTTACCCGAGAGCAGTTCATCGGACTAATCTGTAGCTACATGGATGTAGTCGGTAGCGCATACCTTGTACCTGAAGGCAGCGGTTGGGACTGGAAAAATGCGAGAGCGAGAATCAAGGGGCCACCGGAATACCTCTGGGTCATCTACCCGCAGTATACAATACCGATTAGATTATCGGCATCACCGATCGTTGATCATTTCATGTATTTTTCTGATTGGATACCCCGATCCTCTACTATCTGGTTTCGGCACAATCACTCTCTCCGCGACGCCTATGGCTCGGCATTTAGCCCGACAAATGCGGGTGAGCCTTATCGAAAACAAGAGCAAGAGCAAGTTGCGATCCTTAGCCAGGTTCTTGGTATTGGTCCACGCCCTAACATGATCGCGTCCGCCAAAGATCAGATGATGCAGCCCGGCAAAAAGGAGAAAGAAGCGCTTGCCATCGACTTAGCCAATATGCACGCCGCGGGAAATGCTGGCGGCATCCTGGTCACGACAGGAGCCTTCGACTGGACTCCGGTAAGCTACTCTCCGGCCGACCTAGGCGGGAAAGAGATCGCTCAACAGGACATATACAACCTTGCATCCATCTTCGGCCAACCTCCGACGTACTACACGGTCGACACGAACCTGGCCAATCTCCAAGCGGCGGAGAAACATCACGCGGCATTCGGCGTCGAGCCAAGGTGCAATACGATCGCCAGCATCTTCACGGACCTTGCTCAGACCTTCGATAATCGGCTCTACTTCCAGTTCGATCCGGCCATCCCCGAGGACGAAGAAGCGCGGCAAAAAGTCGTCGACATGAAGCTCAAGTCAGGCCAGACGACCATCAATCGCGAGAACCAAGAATCGAACCTGCCGCCATTTGAGTGGGGTGATGAGCCGCTACTGCCGGATAACATGCTGCCGCTTTCCGCGATCATGGAGAAGCACAAGCAAGGCTTAGAGCAGGCAAAAGCCTCGATAGAAAACGAGGCGACGGCGACCAAATTCCAGTACTCGGACGACGATCCGGAAGAAGAGCCAACCGAAACGGCCAAGCCAGAAGCGAAGGGAAGCGAACGCGAGGAGCGGCTCTTGAGCATGGCCGAATCAGTGCTAAGGTCAATCGAGGCGGAGATTGGAGCGATGGCGAGATGAACGTATTCGAGGCTCATGTTGGTCGAACCTTGGCAATGATTCCGGCA